AGAAAACAGCTTGCTTAGATGTCCACCCTCTATGTAGTCTCCCATAAACAGTTTGGAAAGCTACAGTACAACGAGGGTCTTCTGCCCATTGCATTACAGTTTTCGTTTCTCCATCTATAGAAAGAAGCCTGTTAAATCTAGTATTATTATTTTGGCCTTTATCATCACGTCGATGATCGGCTCGATCGAGTGAACCGGCACACGCTCCTGGAGGAACCCATAGATCAGCGGTTCGGGCACGGGCTTCTTCTTCCGAATGAACTCGTTGTAACAGAAGTGCCAACACTCCTCGATGGCCACGGCCGACCCGCCTGTGCGCATGGACTTGAAAATATCAGGGATGAAGGTTTCAAGTTCGGTTAACCAGTCGAGCGCCTCGACGAAATGATCCAGTGTGACGATCAGCTCATTGTCTGAGGCAACCGCAGCGACCATGCAAAGCTTAAGCAAGTGCGCTGCTCGCCGGCTGTTGTATGACATGAGCTTAGGATGGTCCGGCGTCGGTGCGCCCCCACTGCGCGCCCATGCGTTGAGCGCCTCCTGTGCTTCTTCCGTGATGGTTAGCTCGCCGAACAGCTTGTAGATCGAGCGAATGTCGTGGGTCAAATCCTCCCACAACTTCTCGTCAAGCGTCACGCCGCCGAACAGGTTGCCGTAGATTACCTCGCCCGAATAAGCCAGGAGCGTGCGGGACATAAAGCCCTGTTCCCAGGCACCTTCGGGAAGCAGACCGTTCAGGTACGCCGGTGTGGTGGCCGACAGCATGTTGAGCTGCGGGGCGTTGATCGAGATGGACAGGTTCTTTGTGCGTCGGGTTTCTGAGTACCGCTTGCAATCCCACAAATCAGTCATGACGTTCATGAAGTCCGACTCCCACGAGGGGAGAAAGACGCCCAGCTCGTTAGGGATGATGGCAAGGGAGTTGAACGTGACGACCGGCGGCACATGAGTTGGGCGGACCAAGCGGCGCTCAGCATGTTCCAGCGCGTCGATGAGGGACGCCTTAGTCACGCTGGTTGGGGCGATATGGAACTCCGTCTCGGGCGTACGCAGGCTGTTGAGCAGGTCGTACGCGAAGTTCGTACACACGCTCTTGCCGATGCCGGCCGGGCCAACGAGGACGATGTACTGGTTGGGGTAGAGTATCCCCTTGGTTGTCGTCATCCACACCCGTCGCTCACACGCAGCGGAGATCACAAAGATCGCCGTCCACTTTGTATAAAGTGTGGGCGAGCCTTTGTTGGCCATGAACTTGATGAAGCTGTCAATGAAGTGGGGCAGGCGTCGGCTCACGAGAACAGGCCCAACTTAAAGCTGGTTTCAGTTTGCAACCTATCGTCAGAGCCCTTCCACTTCTTAAGCCCGTCAGGGTTGTCCCCGCTCTGGTTGCCCCAGTTCCATCCAGTCTTTGCTTCCGTAGGGATTACGAACGGACGGTTCTTGGCGAGAACCAGTGGGGCTTTAAGTGCCTCGAGCGCCCACGGTACGATTTCATCTTCTTGCTCCTGCGGGAACTGGAATAGGATCGAGTCGTGAACCTGGATCAGAAGTTGCACCCGGTTGGCGCGCCACAGGTTAAGTATCCCTGTGTTGATCGCATCGCCGGTCATAGACTGCGGTACATGCGCTACAGCCTCACGGTGCGTTGAGTCGTCGTTAGGCCGGCCGAAGAAGAACCTGCGACGACCGAATGGGGACTCGAGGAACGCAAGGTTCTCCAGCCGCCAGCGCACGTTCTTGTGCCACGCGGGAATGCAGGCGAAGGCGGAAAAGTACTGGCGCTGGAACTCGATAACGTCAGCGGCCGGGAACTTTGACTGCTTCGCCATGTGTGCAGGCTTACCGAGGTAGTTCGATCCGTGGCCCAGCTTCTTCGCGGCTTGGCGATATGACTGGCCTCGATAGAAAACCGTCTCGGCAATCTCCTTGTCGGGTGCGGTTCCCCACGGCAGGTTGGGCTGCACCATCTTGGTCACAACTGTGTGCAGGTCGCCGGACTCACAGGCGTTAAGGTAGGAACCGGCGAATGCCTCGTCCTCGTCGGAGAACAGGTTCCAGCATAGCGCGCCAACACCCCGCGAGTCGCCCTGCTCCAAGTCCATGTTCGCGAACTTGTAACCCTTGTCAGCTACGAAGATCGAGCGCAGAGACTCGGTGATGTTTTGCAGGTTCGTGCCGTCGCCAATGTCTGAGGCGGACGACGACCAGCGGCCTGTCTTAGTACCGGCGATGGAGAACGATGTACGCATCCGGCCGTCGGAGTCCAACGGAGTGCGAAGGAAACCGAGCGACTTGCCTAGATCACGCAAGCCGAGGATGTGATTGATGACCGGCTCGGCGATGTAGTAGAAGGACAGCTTCTCCAGCGCCTCGCGGTCCGTAGATGGCGCAAAGATACCAGCGGCGTTGCGCTTTTTCTGCACGGGGAGGTTCATCACCTCGTACAGCAAAGCCTTGACCTGCTTAGGCGAGGCCCAGTTGAAATCGCGCAGGTCGAACACGCCGCCAAGGATGAAAGAAAGCTGGGCCTCGAGTATCCGCGTCTTTTCCTCGAAGTCCTTGATGACTGCGCGGCGCCGGTTTTGGTTGATCAGGACGCCGCGCATGTTCATCTCGAGGACCGGGGCTTGAAGCGCCTTGGAAAACTCATAGGTTTTCCGCGCCGTTTCGTCGATCGTCGCGTTTAGCTCGTTGAAGATTTCAAGCGTAACGCAGTTGTCTAAGCCGTTATACGTCCAGTGGTTTTCGTCGGCGGAAAGCGATAGCTGGTCAAGCTCAGCCGTGTTGATTATCTTTACCATAATTCCCCCAGCCCGTTACATCGGCCGCATCGAGTGCAGTGCGCTTAGACTTCGATCGTATCCCCGTTGGTCTGCTCGAGCACGGTGCGTTCGGCGTCGAGGTCGCGGACCTGGGCGAGGTAGTCATCAAACTTGTCGGGGTAGCGGACCTGCAGCTTGGAGATTACGCGAGCCATCTCGAGTTCCACCGTCGTGTCGAGGGCGTCACACGCGATGCCGATGTACCAGAGTAGATCGCCGAGTTCTTCCTTGAGGTTGACCTCGTCGAACGCTCAACGGAACGCAGGAAGGCGAACCAGAAGGCGGACCTTGGCGCTTCGATCGCAGCGGCCTTTGCACCGGTTGACGGACTAGATGCTGGAGACGCAGTGGCGGGCGAACCAAACCTTGCTGCAAATGTACCCATGCAGTGTGCCTCCTTTCACGAGTGGCAGCCCGCCTATACCGGCCCCAAGTTCAACCTCATCCACTGCGACTTCCCCTACGGCATCAACGTCGGAGAGTCTCCTCGCCAGAACGCCGCCCTTCAGGACCACTACGAAGATGGCCCGGAGGTTTACTTCGGCCTGCTCGACCGCCTTCGCCTCGCTATGGAAAACGTCGTAGCCGAGTCCGCGAACCTGATCTTCTGGTTCTCGATGGACTACTACACCGACACGCTCCAGGCGCTGACCGAAATGGGCTGGCGGGTCAACCCGTTCCCGCTCATCTGGCATAAGTCGGACAACGCTGGTGTCGCGCCCGATCCGCAGCGCTGGCCCCGTCGCACCTACGAGACAGCCTTCGTGGCCTCTCGCGGCGATCGCAAGCTAACCCAAGTTGGCCCGCGTAGTAACTCGTTCGCATGGCCGGGCAAGTCAGACGATCGCGTGCATATCTCGCAGAAGCCCGTCCCCATGCTCCAGCATTTCCTGTCCATGTATTGCGACGAGTACTCCATAGTCCTTGATCCGACGGCCGGCAGCGGTAGTGCGATCAAGGCTGCGGAGAAGCTCGGCGCTATGTCGTGCCTCGGGCTGGAAATGTCACAGGACTTCTACGAGATCGCCGTGGCCAACTGGAGTGAAACCAGTGCAAGTTCAACCAGCGCACTTTGAAGTCTACGATGCGTCGCTGGGTGCGGATCAATGGCGGTGGAGGTTTGTGTCACGCAACGGTGTTAGCATCTGCGTGAGCACAAACTTCTACGGCGACAGCAAATCCGCCCGTGCCTCGCTTCGCCGGTTCTGTCGCACGCTGGGCATCCGACCGGGGCAGGTCACGTTCATCCAGCCCGATTGACTTTCCGCCCACCTTATGCTAGGATGCTTGCATGACGAAAATTCTTTTGTGCGGCGAGGCATACGGCGAGAAGGAGGCCGAGGTCAATCGTCCGTTCGTCGGCGCCTCGGGCTGGCTGCTTAACCAGATGCTCTCCCACGCCGGTCTGTCCCGTGAGGACTGCTATGCGACCAACGTGTTCAACCTGCGGCCGCGCCCTACCAATGACGTTAAGAACCTGTGCGGGCTACGGGCCGAGGGCATCCCCGGTATGCCGGAGCTAGTCAAGGGCAAGTACGTGCGCAAGGAGTTCGCGCCGGAACTGGAGCGGCTGTATGATGAAGTTAAACAGGTGCAGCCCAATATCATCGTCGCTCTTGGTGCCACCGCCGCATGGGCGCTACTTCACTCAACCGGGATCAAAGCTATTCGGGGGGCGGTTGCGCCAACGCCAGCAAAAGTCAGCGACCGACTTGGTCGAGGCTACAAAGTCCTCCCAACATACCACCCTGCGATGGTCCTGCGAGATTATTCAGCTCGCCCCGTAGTCACAGCCGATCTATCCAAAGCCGCTCGTGAGTCTGCTTTCCCAGAAGTTCGCCGACCAGTTCGCCATATATGGACTGCCCCAACCCTCGAGGACCTTGCCGAATATGAGCGACGGTACATTCTCCCGGCCGAGCGTCTCGCGTGCGATATCGAGACAGTCGGCACGCTCATTACTTGCATCGGTTTCTCGCCTAGCCCTGACACCGCCATCGTCATCCCTTTCTTCAAGGGCGCGAGCGGATCGTACTGGTCAACAGTAGCCGAGGAAGTCGCTGCGTGGGAGTACGTGCGCCGGTGGGCTGCGCTTAAGCCGTGCGTTTTCCAGAACGGATTATACGATATGTCCGTAACCTGGCGCCACCATCACATTCCTTTCGCCCACGATCCTGAGGACACCATGCTCATGCACCATGCGTGGCAGCCGGAAATGGAAAAGGGTTTAGCGTTCTTAGCAACTCTTTACACAGATGAACATTCTTGGAAGTTTATGCGAACTAAACACCTGAAGCATGACTAAGGAACTGCTTATGGTTTATATTAAGCACTCTCTTACTGGTACCCTACTTTATAAATGTTGGGGTAGTATGAAACAGCGTTGTAATAATATTATGGACGTAAGTTATCCTCTTTATGGAGGTCGTGGGATTAAAGTTTGTGATGAGTGGCAAACGGATTTCATGACATTTCGTGAATGGGCACTGGCTAATGGATATAAACGCGGATTAAGCTTAGATAGAATTAAAAATGACAGAGGCTATAGTCCTGATAATTGCCGTTGGACTACTGCTAAAGTCCAAAATAATAATACTAGATTTAACAGGCTTCTTTCTATAGATGGAGAAACGAAAACTGTAATGCAATGGGCAGAAGACCCTCGTTGTACTGTAGCTTTCCAAACTGTTTATGGGAGATTACATAGAGGGTGGACATCTAAGCAAGCTGTTTTCTACTCGAAAAATGCGAGAATATAAAATGGCACAAGAGTATATTAACAAAGAGACTCTACAATTCGAGGACTCCTCTGTCGTCGACCAAACCGTCCAGCAATATAAACGCCTTCGGGCCGCTGGTCTTGACGACGACAAGGAACTCGCCCATCGTCTCGCTGTTTCGATGAAAACTGTGCGCCGTCTGCGCAAGCACATAGGAGAGTAACGTGGAAAACTTCGTAAAGTCCTGTAAGCGTACCGAGTCCGGCGCCGTCCCGCTCGGCCAC